CGCTTATACAAATTCTTAGTAGCCTTACTGATTGCAAATTTCGCTTTGGGACTACTGGAACCCTTGATGGCACAGCCCTTAACGAGACAACAATCGAAGGTCTCTTCGGTCCAAAATACAAAGCCGTTAGCACAAAAGAACTCATGGACCAAGGATACGTATCCAAACTCAAGATCAAATGCATTGTCCTTAAGTATGATGAACCAACTAGCCATGCAGTCAAAGGAAAGACATACCAAGAAGAGATCGATTTCCTCATTAATTGCGACGCTCGGAATAAGTTCATCCGCAACCTCGGACTCTCCTTAAAGGGTAACAAACTTGTTTTCTTTCGAATTGTGGATCATGGCAAAACACTCTATGATCTCATCACAAGAAGTACTGATCATAATGTGTTTTACATTGATGGCTCTGTCAGCGGTGATACTCGAGAAGCTATACGTAAGGCGATCGAAGAAGAAGAAAACGCCATCCTCTTAGCATCGTTGGGTACTACATCGACAGGTGTCAGTATCAATCGACTACATCATATGATTGCCGCCTCTCCATCCAAGTCAAAGATTAAAGTACTTCAGTCAATTGGTCGTATGCTTCGTCAGCATGAATCGAAAGAGCATGCAGTCTTATACGACCTCGTCGACGATCTCTCTTATAAATCCCATCAAAACTTTACGCTCAAACACTTCCTCGAAAGAACGAAGATCTATGATGCTGAGCAGTTTGACTACGAAATTTACAACGTGAAGGTTTAATTATGATTAAGGTAATACAATTGGTGAGTTGCGAAACTATTATCGGAAATGTGGGAAGTCGTGGTGACGAGTATGTGGTCACTCATCCATTCCATATGGAAATAGTCGATGACACCGAACAAGGTTCTGGTATTCGAATGGATTATTTGTTAGCATTTTCGAAAGATAACTGTGTACATATAAAGAAAAATGATGTAATGTATAACTATAGACCATCAGATATGATGGAAGAATATTACAAGCGCCTCGTCGAATATACCGTCACCCACGAAACTGATAAGATTCTAAAGCAGACCATTGAGAATATGGAAGAGATGGATGCGAGATTGAAGAAACTCGTCTCTCAAAGGTTTGTAGGAAAAAATACAGTAAATTGAGAAAGTCTAAATGATGATTAAAAAGAAACCGACTACCCACTATATCGATAATAAGTTGTTTTATACCGAGATGGTAAAGTTTTGGAACTCGTGTCAGGAAGCCAAGAAGAATGGTGATCCTCGACCTCCGATTCCAGAATATGTGGGTAAGTGCATCATGCTGATCGCACAGCGGTTATCAACTCGGCCTAACTTTATCGGATACTCGTATCGAGAAGAAATGGTCGGCGATGGCATTGAAAACTGTCTGACTTACATTCACAATTTCAATCCAGAAAAATCTACCAATCCGTTTGCTTACTTTACACAGATTATCTACTATGCATTCCTACGTAGAATTCAGAAAGAAAAGAAGCACACATACATCAAGCATAAAGCTTTTGAGAATAGCATGATCATGAATACACTCGTGGACATGGCACCAGAAGATAGATCACACTTCAACTCTGCATTCATCAATGTATCAGAAAAGCTCGGTGAATTAGTAGAGAAGTTTGAAGCAAAGAAACCACCAAAGCCCGTAGAAAAGAAGGGTGTAGAAAAGTTTATCGAGGACGAAGACGATGAAGGATAATATTCCAACGCTCATTGAGCAAATCAGAGAAAACATGTTGAATGAAAAAACACCTGAACACATTCGATATAACTACATGATTTCAATGGAAGCCATCCGTGACTATGCAGATAAAGCATTACGCGAATATCAAAGTAACAAGAAGAAGATCTTTAAATGAAAATTGCTTTAATCACTGACACTCATTGGGGAGCACGCGGAGATTCTGCGGCTTTCGCTGAGTATTTTAATAGGTTTTATTATGATTACTTTTTCCCATATCTTTCGGACAATGGTATTACTCGCATTTTCCATCTTGGTGATATTGTTGATCGACGCAAGTACATCAACTTTGTCACCGCCAGACATCTCAGAAAGTTCGTCGAGCACTGTGATAGTTCCGGAATCCGACTAGACGTCATCGTCGGTAACCATGACACCTCGTTCAAGAACACGAACGAGGTCAATTCTATGAGGGAGCTCTTCGAGCATTCGACTTATGATATCCACTATTATTCTGATCCTACTAATGTTAATATTGATGGCACCGACATCGCAGTTCTCCCGTGGATCTGCTCAGGCAACTACGAAGAGTCGATGGAGTTCATCAACAACACTCAATCGCAGATCCTTTTTGGGCATCTCGAACTCGCAGGGTTCGAAATGTATAAGGGAGCAGTAAATGATCATGGATTTAGCGCTAGCCTCTTTGATAAGTTTGATGTCGTGTGTAGTGGCCATTTCCATCATAAATCCACGCGCGGTAATGTCAATTATCTCGGCGCACCCTACGAAATGTCTTGGTCTGATTACGATGATCCAAGGGGCTTTCATATATTTGACACAGACACCCGTGAACTGACATTCGTAAAGAATCCATACACTATGTTCCAAAAGTGGTGGTATGATGATACCAAATGGCCTAACTTCGACTACATCAATGGCTTCGACTTCGGTGCAGTCAAGGGTAACTATGTCAAGGTCATTGTCAAGAACAAGAACAACCCGTTCTGGTTCGATACATATATCGATAGGTTAGAAAAGGCTGGTGCTCTTGATATTCAAGTGGTCGAAGACAATCTCAATCTTCAGTTGGAAGATGACAGTGATATTGTCAATGAAGCGGAAGACACGCTCACAATCCTTACCAAAGTAGTCGACCAATGGGATACTCCAGTGGATAAAAAAAGATTGTACAATTTCTTAACAACGTTGTATAGTGAAGCTTTAAGTGTGGAGTAATCATGATTTATTTTAGTAAACTCCGTTGGCAGAATCTCCTGTCGACTGGAAATCAGATGACTGAAATCCATTTGGATCGCAGTAAATCTACACTCATTCTCGGCGAAAATGGCGCAGGCAAGTCTACGATCTTGGATGCGCTTTCTTATGTCTTGTATGGTAAAGCTTTCCGTAACATCAACAAGCCGCAACTTGTCAATTCCATGACAAATAAGAACCTTTTAGTCGAATGTGAGTTCATGGTAGGAAAAAACGCGTTTCTTGTAAAAAGAGGTATGCGACCTAACCTGTTCGAGATCTATCAAAATGGTGTACTAATAAACCAAAATAGTTCGAACAAAGATTACCAAGATTACTTTGAGAAGCAGATATTGAAATTAAGTTTCAAATCTTTCAGCCAGATCGTAGTATTGGGCTCTGCAAACTATTTGCCCTTTATGCAGCTCCCAGCTCATGGGCGAAGAGAAGTCATCGAAGATCTTCTGGACATTCAGATCTTTAGTACAATGAACACGCTACTCAAAGAAAAGACTGTCGAGAATCGTGCAGAACTAAATGATACTGACCATAAGATCAATCTCGTCGAGAACAAGATCGAGCTGGCAGAGAAGCACATCGTATCTCTTCGTACTAACAACGACGAGTTGATCAAAGCCAAGCAAGGTATGATCGACGAGCTCGAAGATCGTGTAGCAGAAACTGAAGCAGTTATTCAAACCGTGTCTGATAACATCTTATCTTTGAGTGCACAGATCGAGGATCATGACAAGGTATCCAAGCGTAAGCTAAAGCTACGTCAGATGGAGACAGATCTCGAGACCAAGATTCGTAAGTTTAAGAAAGAGATCTCGTTCTTCCACGACCATGATAATTGTCCGACATGCCGTCAAGGTATCGATCATGATTTCAAAGAAGAATGGATTAGCAATCGTACGAACAAGACGAGTGAGATCGAAGGTGCAATGGCCGAGATCGAGAAGCAGATGGAAAACATCGAGACTCGACTGAACGAGATTGCCGGTATCAACACACAAATCACTTCTTACAATACACAAATCACCGGCCATAATGCAGACATTCGTTCATGGCAGAACTCGATCAAGACTCTGAATGCAGAGGTCGATTCGATCAAGAACAATACTCTTGCTATTGATACGAGCACTGACGATGTCGATGCATTCAAGAATGAATTGAAGAACACAAAGAATCGTAAGGAAGAATTGACGCACCATCGTTCAGTTCTTGAAGTGGCGAGTGTCCTTCTGAAAGATACCGGTATCAAGACGAAGATCATCAAGCAGTATGTTCCAGT